CTTCCGTGCGCCGCGCCATCAACGCTGAGTTGAAAGACTTGAAGGTGGACTGGACAAAGTTGTTCGACACTAACCAGAGTCCTGCTGCTACTCGTTCCAAGGTGGTGGACGCTGTGATGAAAAAGATCGAAGGGCTGCTTACCGATCCGAACGACCCGACGGTGCAGCGTAACCTCGGCATGCTTCGCGATGAGGTGGGTGCCGCGTTCGACTTCATCGCCAGCAACAAGCACACTGCATGGCTGGCCCAGCGTGAAGCCGTAGAGGCTCGCCGCCGTGTGGCCGAGCACCGTGCCGCCTTCATGAAGGCATTGCGCAATCAAGGTGTCGCCGAGCAAGCCATCAATCGCATTGGCGAGAAGATGGCGGGACCGCAGCGCGGCAAACCTGACCAGAACCCCGTGTCCGCCATCGTCGGCGAGCACTTGAAAAAGGAAGTCCCCGACTTCGTAGACAAGCTGGTCGCTTTCGACGTGGATCGCGCCACCGCCGAGCAACTGGACAAAGCTGCTGCCGCGCTTCGCACAGAGATTGCTGCTGCCGAAAAGATCAAAGACGCCGAGCGTGCCGTGCAGCAGCTTATGAAGTCTCTCAAGCCGAAGCCCCGCGCTCCGCGTGAGAAGATTGAGAAGTCACTGAAAACTCTGTTCACCGCCGACACTGCTGGTGCTCTCGACGACCAAGCCTTCTTCGATGCGTTCGGTGAAGCCTTTGGGCTGCCACCGCTGAGTGCCGAGCAGCAGACCAGGATCAAGAAGTTGGTCCGCGAAATCAATGCGCTGCCCAAAGGTCCGGCTCGCCTCGACAAGCAGCAAGACCTCGATGAGGAGCTTGGCCTGTGGAAAGGCATTGCCGCTCGCGACGTGCTGCTCTCCGCGTGGTACGCGAACATCCTTTCAGGTGTTTCTACGCAGGGTATGGGCATGCTGGGCAATCTGCTCAACTTCGTGCCGCGCTCGCTGTTCAACGCCATCTCCAACCCACGCAGCGCCGGTGCCTACCTCAAAGGCGCACTCGGCGAAGGTCTCAGCACGGGGTTGAAAGAAGCCAAAGCCGCCATGCAGGGGCGCGGACTTTACAAGGTGTCCAAATATGGCGGCAAGAACATTGTCAATGCCTTGGAACTTCTGCGCAAGAAAGGCCCATCCACGCTGCCTGAGTGGGTCGCCTACATCGCCAGCGCGGGAACTCGTATGCGCTATGTCTTCCGCATCATGCAGGCCATTGACGCCCTGGCATGGAACACGGCCCGCGAGGGGCATGCCTACCTCGCCGCTCACCGTGCGCTGTTGGAGCAGGAGAAGGAGTCCGGTGAGAAGCGCAGCCCAGAAGAGTTCTACAAGGCATTCATTGATAGCCTTGGCGGCGACACCGCGCAGATCGAAGAAGACCTGCGTGCGGCACGTCAGACGCTCATTGACGCTGGACAGACGCCTGCCCTGCTCACCGTGGACCGCATGGCCCGCGAAGCACGCAACGCCCGCAGAGCCGCGAGTGGCACCAAAGCGGGCAACCGCTTCGCCGACCGCATCGTGCTTCAGCAGGAACCGGAAGGCTCTGGCAAGTTCATCAGCAAACTCGTCGATGCCTTCCAGAAGGAACTCAACATCCTCGGCCTCCCGGTGGGACAGTTGCTCATCCCCTTCAACAAGATCGTCTCTAACCTGTTCGAGCAGTCGTTGGACTACACCCCCGTTGGTCTGGTGCGTGCTGTCCTCGGTGGTCATCTCTCGGACGTGAAAGCGGGCAGTCTTTGGAACGGCCAAGTCGATTTTAAGGAAGGCACTGTTCAGTTCGACCAGATGGAGCGCCGTGAACGCGCCATGGCTGCCGTCGCCGGTATGGCTGCCGCCGCGATCATGTACGCCCTGGCGCACGCTCACAAGGACGACCCCGACGAGGATGTGCCTTTCATGGTGTACGGTTGGGGACCGGAGAGCAAGACCAAGCGGGCGCAGATGCCGAAAGGCTGGGTTCCCTACTCAGTCAAGATGGGCGACCATTATGTCAAATTCTCTGAAATGCCTTTTGGCATGATGTTCGCCGCAGCGGGCAGCGCCATGGACGCCATGCGCTACAAGAACATGGACAAGAAGACCTCTGCGCAGCGTCTGGCCTACATCCTGAAAACGTCAGTGAAGGGGTTCCTCAACCAAGGTGTGATGTCTTCTCTCGACACCGCCATGGAGTCGGTGATGTTCCAAGCATCGGACAAGAAAATGTCGGACATCCCGGTCAACGCTGCCAAGGGGCTACTGCCTGCACAGGGATTGCTTCGCGACATCAACACCATCTTCGACCCTAATAAGGTGTCCAGTGACTCACTCACCTCGGCGCTACTGCGGGACATCCCCTTTGCCAAGAGCTACGGCACCAAGCCGGACCTCAACGTGTTCGGCGAACCTATCAAGATGGATGGCTATCCCATCCTCCGCCGCATCACCACCCATCGTGAGCCGCACGCCGTTGCCGACTATCTGGGCCGCAACGACCTGCACATCCCCGGCATGGAGCAGACCATCGAGATTGGTAAGTACCTGCCGAAAGAAGCACACGACCGTATCAAGCGCCGGGCGATTGAGCTTGGAGCGATGGAGAATGGTCTGTTCACGCCAGAGCAGAACTACACCTTCAAGAGGCGTGCCGGTGAACTCACCAAGGCGGCAGTGCAGGAACTTGTTACCTCTGTTCCGAAGATCGCCAATGACGTGCAGCGCAAGCACGTTCAGAGCATCATCGACAAGAAGGTTGAGAATGCACGACGCCGCGCCATGCTGGAGGCCATCCCCGTCAAATGAAACGCCCCGCCAACGAAGCCGTAACCCCGCCAGGCGGCGGCTGGAAATACCTCGACCCGATTACCGGCGTGCCCTTTGCCAGCAGCAGCCTCATGGTGCTGTTGCAGCAGGTGCGGGCGCAGCGGCAGGCCAATGGTATCGCCATTGAGAGCGGCTGGGAGATCGTGGTGCTTGATGAACTGTGCGGCCAGAACCCCGCCATCGAGTGCATCGACGTAGAGAATCCCGAGATCCCGATGACCGGTGATGACGTGCGGCGGTTCCTGCTCACGCTGCAAGAGCAGGTCGGCCACGACTTGGTCAGTGAGGAGGAGCACGCCCGGCGTGCCGACATTTGCCTCACCTGCCCCAAGCTGGGCTACGTCTCTTGCGTGTTCCCTTGTGGCTGGGTCACTCGAATGTTGACCGAATTACTGGGGAATCGGCGGATTCACCGACCAGCGGAGTTTCACAAGCGTGGCTGCAAAAGTTGTGGCTGTCAGATAGACGCCAAGACCTACTACCCGGTGAACGTGCTCAAAGCTGTGGACCAAAAGCTGGGGAAGCAGCCGGACTACTGGGAGCACTGTTGGATGCGCGAAGGTCTTTGATCTCCTGCTGTAACTGGGCAATATATTTTCTAGCCATTGTCAGGGATGCTTTCAATCCTGGGATGGTGTCCACTTTTTCCGGTATTTCCAGATGGTAGTACTCCGCTAACAAAAGTAGCCCTTTTCTCCCCAAGTTGTGGATTCTGCAATACCTTGTTTTCAGGCACGCCTGCGTCATATCCTTTACCCAGTCTTCAAACTCCCCAACGTACCTCTTGTCTTGGAGAAACCAGTCGATAGCACGTATGGTGCGAGTGCCTAAGGCACCTTTACCTTCTAGGTAGGATCGCAGGTTCATGGATGTGAGGGATTTCAGTATGGACGAATCTCCGCAGTCTGTCAATCGGCAGTGATCGGAATTGTGCTTTTCACCCACCCAGCGGCAGCGACGACGTAACCGTTCGTGGCGAACGTGCCGATCAGGTCTTCGACCTTCACCCCCAGCTTGTCGGCAAGGGCGCTGGCACGCATGGACTCGCCGCCCATGGCCTTCTCGATGTCACCACGGGTGACGGTGCAACGGGCGACCACCTTTGGCGCTTCCACTGGTGCCTTGGGCTTCGCGGGTTCGGCTTTCGGCTTGGGCGCGGCCACGGGGATGACCGTGGCAGGCTCTGCCGGTTCGGACTGTGCAGGCTGCTTGTCGTCGCCCCAGAAGTCATCGTCGTCTGCGGCTTCCGCAGCGTTTTTCTCGTCCTGAATTTGCACGTCTGACCATCCATCTGCACGCGGGGTAATTGCGACCTGCTTCCCAAGAGCTTTGAACGAAACGCCTTCTGCCGCTGCTTTCTGCACATCCGACCACTTCACGTCGTTCAGCACGATCTGAGCCAGTGTCCCGTCCTTGCAGCCGTGGATCAGCAGCGCCTCCTTGGGCACAACGCCGCCACGCTTGCGCACGACCTTCTCGCCATGGTCAACGGACTGGCACTCGATGCCCTTGGCAGTGAGTAGGTACTTCTCAGTTGCCCACATGTCGGCGATGAGCGGAGTGTCGGACACGCCGATGTTCTTGATCGCCCAGCGCAGGTAGATGTCCCAAGGGATCTTGGGATTCATCCACTCAGGCATGGACAGGTCTTTGATGAGAGGCTTGATGCGCTCGTCCTTCTCCATGAACGGCGGATAGATGCCGCAGCCCATCATCATGGTGTCGCCGTCGGAGTAGGTCAGTTGCCCGTCCGCGTTAAAAGGCGTCGGCACGACGTTGCCCATGAACGGCGCACCGCGCATGCGGTAGTCCTCCAACAGGCGATCAGCCCAGCGGTGAACGCCAGGCGCTGGCAGCATGTCTGGCTCCATCACCAGGAACGGTTCGGCGTTGCCCATCTTGCCGAGGGCATCCACGACCATGGCGAAGTGGTTGTTGCAGGCGACAGGAGCGCCACCGGGGAAGTCGCGGTCAAACGGATGGACCTCGGCACCCAGCTTCTCAGCGGCCTCGTAGGCAGCCTCCTTGGCGGACAGGGTGGGGAAGTAGTGAACGGTGTGCTCCTCCAAGCCGCCGCACTTGAGCAGGCAGTCAGCTTGGGCAGCGAGGAGGTGTTTGTCGTGGGCGGATGCGGGGATGCAGATTTTCATGCTGGGTATTGTTCAAGTGCGCGGTTAAACTTCTGAAGCTCCATCCGCAGAGTGCGGTCGGTGAAGAACTCAGGACAGCGTTCAACGTTGGCGTCGTACACGCGGTTGGCGGCTTCCTCAGTAGTGAGATTCTCCCCTCTGGCAACTGTTTTCACCAGCACCTCAAAGATGGGCAGCGTGTCGTGACCGGGGTACTTCCATCCGCCTGGCGGCGTGACGGCGGTTTTCCTCTCGGCAGGGGGTCGGTTGCCCTTGAGCACCGTGCCATCGGGTAGTCGGACGTTGCCGTCGGCGACATATTGCGCACCAGTGCCGGGCGGGTAGATGCAGTCCGGCTGTGTCAGGCACACCTCTTGGATGCGCGGATGCTTCAGCCCCTCTGCCACGGTCATACAGGAGGACTGGTTGCCGATGAATAGCGCCGAGCCTGCGATGGTCTGTGCGACCACGAGGAAGTCGCGAGGCAGCGAGTACTCGACGTGCCCAAACTTGGCGCAGAACGCTGCGTGCTCCTCGGGCAGACCGATGAACAAAATCTTCTCGCCATAGTGGTCCACGATCTTGGCCCACGGGAACGTGTCGTTGTTGTAGCGAAAGCTGCGGTTGATGATGACGCGACCAGCATAACGGGTGTCCGGCTCAACGGTGAGCCACGGGTTGCGCACGTCCGGCAACTCAGAGATGAAGCCATCCTGCACCGCTGCCTGAGCATGGTTGTGCGCGAGGTTCAGGCCGTTGTTGGTGTACCCGTAGTGGCGAAACCGCTCGGACTCCCAGTGCAACTCTTCATCCTTCCAAACGTTGACACTGCCGACGTATGGCTGTGTCTCCAGCAAGGGTTTGATGAGGTGGACGCGGTGCAGAATACCGGCGGTGTTGGGAGCGTTGCGCAAATACACGTCGCACTGCTTGCCGGTCGCCTTCAAGGTGGCGAGCATCACCACGATGTCGCCAAGATCGCCGGTGCTGGAGACGCGCAACTCCGACACGCCTTTAGAGCAGCCAACGTAGGAACCCTTGTAGGCTGCCGACACAAAGTTGTGAGTGGTGGTAGCTTGGTAGTCTTCCTCGGTGCAGTGGACACCGACAGTGCCAATGTGGTAGGACCGTGAGGCCGTGGGCACGATGCAGTGCAGACCGTTGCGGGGCATGACGCGCAGACCGATATTCCAATCCCACCCCGACTCCGGAGCGTCAGGGGTGCCGCTGCTGTAATCGAAGTCCCAGGTGTCGCGCAGGAAGGAGTTCCACACTTGCTTTGAAGTGCCCCAGACGTTGCCGGTGAACTCGTTGGTGCGGTGCCACGAAGCAGGCTCACGATTGGCACCGGCTCCAACCCACTTAGCGCAGATAGCCATGGTTGAGTCGTTCATCTGCCCGCGCATCGCCTCGAAGAAGTCGAGGGTGTCGGGCGATACCAGAAAGTCGTCTTCGCCGAGGATCACGAACTGTGCTAACTGCTTGTTGAACAAGTTGTCGAAAAGCTCCCACGGGTTGCGCAAGACGCCATATTTCTCAGGGTTGACGTGGACGATCACTGGCACCGGGCAGAGTGCCTTGAACACGTTAATGACTTCCAGAATCTCGGCAAGCTGGTCGCTCGGCTCGATGAAAAACTGGACGCTGGTGACGAGGCTCAAGTTGGTGTGCCTCCACGAGTCGAGGCTGCGCTTGAGGAAGTCCACCCGGTTGTAGGCGGTGAAGGCCAGCACCACGTTGTTCTGGGTGAGTTGGTCAAAGACGGCTTTGCCGTGGGCGTAGCGTTCACCGGAGTTGCTGATGCGGGCCACATCGTCCTCCTGCCCGTAACCTTGGGACGGGTTGGCATGCAGAAACCCCAGGTCCACGGTGCCACCTTCAGTTGCATCGACGTAGCCCCATGCTTTTGCCATGGTGGTGAACCAGTTGTCGCAATAGACGGACTTGAATGCCGGGTGCCAGATGTAGCCGATGGTGTCGTAGAACCGGCGCGAGACGATGGGGTGGCAGATCAGGTCGTCTTTCCGGTGCTTGTCGCCGACGTGCAGAATGTCGGCACCATTGCACATGCGCGACACGATCAACTCGTCCCATCCGTGTGGGCATTCCCAGTCGTCGTCCAGCACTACCAGGATGTCGCCGGTTGCGTGCTTGGCGGCTTCGTTCCAAGCAGCGCAGGCACCGTAGCCAGTGGAGACGGCGGCATCGGGGAAAGCTGCTTGGCAAGCAACGTCCCCCGCGTCAATGGCGGTGACGATCTCGACGTTTGCGCGGTTCTCGGTGCGGTCCAGCCAAAGCTGTTGGCACTTCTTGGCGGCGTCGGGGCGACGGGTTGCGTGGAGGAGGGATATTTTCACAGGGTCAGGCATTGTAATCTTCGGTCATCAGCTTATGCACCAACTCCGGCAACTTCGCCGCGAGCACGTCTTCCTGAATGGAGCCATCGTCAGCGGTGAAGGCTTCGATGCCAATGTGAGCACCACACTGGTCGATGATGCCACGGTAATAGGCGGCACCCTCGTAGGCTCGGCCAGCGGTTTGCATGAAGAAGGCGATGCGCTTGGCAATCGCGCCAGCGAGCACCGGGTTGCAGGGGATGCCCTTGGTGTCCTCATCCTGCCAGCAGGACAGCGCGGTCTGAGCAGCTTCGGCGGCGTAGTCGTAGGGCTGTGCGCTTTCCGGCACGTCGGAGAGAGTGGGGACCGGCTTGGTCTCTTTGGGCACTTCGTGTTCAGTGCCATTGGGGAGGAAGAGCTTCATCAGATGGCGAGGCTCCCGGTCAGTTGGTCAAGACGCAGGCGCAGGAAGATCACCCGATTGGCGGAGTTCTCCACCTCATTGCTTAAAGGAGACTGCGGCGGGGATGGATCGGAGTTGCCTTCGCAGCCAAGACCGTTGGGTCGTGGAGAAAGCACCGGTTCCAAGCGGTTGGCCAGTTCGTCAACAACGTGCTCAAGGTACCCGATTTCGTTGGCGAGGCGGTTGAGGTGGGAGGGCAACTCGCGCACAGATTCAGCAACCATCACGGGTTGTGGTTTCCCTTCGACAACGTGACTCAGGTTGGAGCGATAGGGAGGTTCGGCACTGGGAAGCATGTTGCGGGCACGAGCAGGAGGGGTGTGTGGCTTGGCGGTTTTCATGAGATTCTGGTAAACTGGATGAACCCCGTGGACTTCGGCACCTGCGAGGATGCCGGGCGTAGGCCGGGGTAATGCCATGAGCCGGTGATAATGAAGTTGTCTCCCGCGTTCACCCGCACGCGGATGAAGTCGAGCCACATTTCCAGTGGCCACTTGATAAGCCGGTCGGGATCAGTGTTGTCCTCGGGGAACAAGTAAGGCTCGGTCGGGTGGGCCGAGAGTGGCACCACCATGAGAAAGGTTTTGCGCACGTTGCCGAGCACAGCATTTAGATAATCCATCAGGATTGCTGGCGTCCTCTTTTCGCAGCCGCCGAGGTCAACAACGTGATCGTAAAGACCGGTGCAAAACTCGTCCTCGACTCCTTGCTGAAACACCGTGTCGCCGTCAGCCATGCGCAGCGCACGTTTCAAGGCTTCGGAGTGTTCAAATTCTTCCATGGTGAGGGTGTGTCGTGGATGATAGGGCGAAAGTCAACCGAATCGTTGCGAATCTGCAAATCCGTTTACCCCGCTCAACGTGGGCACGTTCAGATCGGAGAACCGAGGTTTGCCTGAACGCCCGGCCAGCGTGGACTCCAGGGCGGCCTGGCGGTAGGCTGTGCGGCTTTCCGGTGCAGACGGCAGCGGGGCGCGTGTGCCAGCCCGTACCAGCGAGGACAGACCATAGCGGCGGCGGGCAATCTCGATGCAGCCAAAGAAGGCGTCGGCACGGTCGGGGCTTCGCCCGTTGGTCCGCTGCTTCATGATCTTCTTGGACTCGACCTCAACTTTCTCCCGGTCCACCAGCTTGTACATGCGGGCGCACATTTGGATGCAGGTTTCAGGGTCCAGTCCTCGTATCTGCCCGGCCTTCATAAAGTCTTTGCCGACGTACCACAACTCGGAGACGCGGTTGGCGAAACGGTCTTTGCCGCTGCGGGAGTTGGTGGTGCCGACGGTCTTGTCTGACGGCGCACCGGCAAAGCTCACCATCTGGAAGCCTCGTCCCATGGTGATCGCCATGAGGGTGGAGAACGGATCACCTGCGCCCGTGGAGTCCACACCCCGGTTTTCAACCTTGATCCCTCGGGCAACACACTCTTCGTGGAACAGGTTCACTAACTGCTGGTTGCGATCTATCTCCTTGTTGCTGGCGTCCACCTTCGCCATAAGGTTGACTGTCTCCACTCGTTCGATGCCTTTGACGTTGCGCTGGTGGATGGGTGAGAAGTAGTCGCCGAGGCGGGCGACACACATGGGCGCTTCGTCCCCGCCATGGCTGAAGGCCGGGTCGATGAACGCGATCAACTCGGGTGGCGTGAGCCAGGTGGTAACTTTGCCCTGACTGCCGCTGGAGATGATTTCGACCTCGGTGTAGATGGCGTTGGCGTCACCATCGGGGGAGAGGTAGCCGCGCACCATGCGGTAATACTCGGGTGACTTGGGGCCGAGGCTTTCGCGCAGATCCGTGACGGTGCGCAAGCTGAGAATGCCTTTCCAGATTTCTCGACCAGCAAGCACGTTGGGAGACTTCTCCCCGTCGAAGCGGATGCAGTAGCCGCGCTTGGTCTTCCACCCGTTAAAGGTTTCATCAACCGAGGCCCAGCCTTCATCCGGTTCCATGAACACGCCGAGCGGGTCGAACGGCGAGGTGGGATTGCCGATGCCGATGAATTGCAGGTACTCGTTGGACTGCAAGTTGGTGATGGCGGTGTTGTAGAGTGCGTGCGTCAACAGTGGCAGTTCATCTGCGATGAAGATTACGCAGCGGTTCTTGAAACCGATCTTGGTGGAGGCGTCCTTGTCTTGCCCCTTACCCCCAGCTACCAGAGTGATTCCTGAAAGCTGGTTCTGCCTGCCGTCGGGATTGACTCGCACGATCTTCCCGGTGGAAGAGATGAGCTTGGCCTGCATGTACTGCTCACCACCGAAGAACCGACAAATCTCTGCCCAGTATCCTTCGACCACGCCCCAGATACGACCACGGGATTCATCCAACGAGGTGGAGGTAATGAAGACCTTGACGTATTCCGGCGAGGCCACCGGGCAGTCAGGAAAGCGAGCACCGATGAGGAACCGACCAATCGCATAGAGGGCGAAGAACTCCGACTTGGAGCAACTGGCATGACCGGCAACCGCGAGGAAGTTGTTTTTGTACGCCTCCTCCAGCATCCGCATGGCGTAGGGGTTCCACTCGAAGCGGTAGCGCGGATTTGTTTCGGGCCGCTCCAGCATCAGTGAGATGAACCTGCGGAAGTGCCAGGTCCACGGGTTCAACTGACTGCCAGGCAGCGCCACCAAGGCGTCGTAGTTGCCACAGATGTACTTCTCGATGGCAACCTCCTGCAACAGGTCATAGCCTGCACTGGTCTTGGGCACTCCCGGCAGCCGCTTCCACCACCGCCCGTACCGTGCAATGTGAGTGCGCTCGTTGGGCTGCTGCACGGGTTGTGCGGCAGGGCGCTTGGCGGCGGCGGGTTTGGCAGGGGGAGGCATCAGGAAGGATTACCGTAGCGCAGTTCTCGCAGGAGTTGCAAACAGTGGATGGCTTTGTCCAAGTCCTGTGCGCCGTTCTTCTGCTCGTGGCGGCAGATGTATTTGATCGCCAATCCCTCGGCAAAGCCGAGCCGGTTTTTGGTGCAGAACTCAATCGGCTGGATCGCCATGTCTTTGTAGTGAGTGCCGCCGACTTGAGTGTCGAGGGCGGACAAACGTTGCTGGGGATTCGGTGCTGTTTCAGGAGTCATTGTGTGGTGAATTTTAACCTGCTATCTGTTTTCGTCAACCCCAGAAGGCTTCTTCGTCGAACTCTCCTTCAGGTTCAGAGGGTTTGATCTTGAGCGCGGGCCTGCCTTTGCGATCCCCTTCCAAGAGCATCAGAGCAGTGAGCAGACGTTGCTCGGTGTTGCGCTTTTCCTCCAGCACCTCGGCCACTACATCATCCACTGTGCCGGGCACCATGAGACGGTGGACGGTAACGACATTCCTTTGACCCCTTCTATACAATCGGGCAATCGTTTGTTCATACTGCTCTCTCGAAAATGAGAGGGTCATCCACACCATGGTTTGTGATCCTGCCTGAAGGTTCAGACCATGTCCCATCGAAAGAGGGTGTCCGACCAGCATGGGTATCTCGCGCCGGTTCCACTGAGTAATGAGTTGCACTTGTAAGGACGGAGTTTTCGCATCGGCGAAGAACCGGGCCTGTGGAAACTTGCGCCTGATGCGCTCTTGCTCGTGTTTGAAATCACACAGTACTAGCAACGGCTCTTTGGTCTCCTTTGCCAGCTTGGCAAGAGCAGCCGTTTTGAAGTCATGCACATCATGTGCTTTCTTCTCCCCATCGTAGATGCAGCCAGAAGTAAACTGGAGCAGCTTGCGTACTAGCACCGCCGCATTGGCTGCTGTAATCTGTACTTCCCGGCGAAGGTCCAAGATCAACTCACGTTTGAACTCCTCGTATTGTTCCATGACGTGGGGTGGCAGTTTTATCTCGATGTCGTTAACGTTGTAATCCGGCAAATCCTTGAGCCAGTCCGATGTGCGCAGGGTGAGGGTGATGTCAGCAATACGGGAGTCGATACGCTCGGCAGCGCCTGCGACTGGTTGCCAGTCATACTGGTGGTAATCTACCGGGCTAAAGTAAGTCTTCTTGAAATGGTCAAAGCTGCGACCCAGCCGTTGGCCATCGTCTAGAAGCCGTACTTGAGCGAACAAGTCCATCAAGGAATTTGGCGTCGGAGTACCAGTTAGGCCCGTTCGATACTTGACCTGTGGTACTTCACGGCGTAGCATATTGATACGCTTAGACTGTGAAGATTTAGCCTTTGTAATTTCATCGTACACCACCATCTGGTAGGGGACAGTGCCTCCACGCTTCTCCACCAATTTTACAAGCAGCGGGATGGACTCGTAGTTCACGAGAAACACATCTCCTCTCCCAGCAATAAACGCCTGCCGCCCCAGCGGAGTTCTAAGATTAGCCACACACAAGTGTTTGAATTGTGACCATGCCTGCACCTCCATGGGCCATGTCAAGGTGCATACTCGCATGGGTGCGATCACCAGCATGGCCTTCACCCTGCGTTCGGCTTTCATTTGAACGAAGGCAGCGAGCACGGCGGCGGTCTTGCCAAGGCCACATCCCAGAAGTCCATAAACAATGTCTTGGCTGCACATCTTGTCGATCAACAGCTTTTGCGGCGGGGCGGGAGTGAAGTTCATCCCCAGAACTCCTTTTCATTGAACCCAGGCTCGACGCCGCACCGGGCCTGCGCAATCTTAAAGTAGGCGGGATCACGCTCGATGCCGATGAAGCTGCGCCTGGTGTTGATGCAACCCACGCCGGTTGTACCACTACCCATGGTGTTGTCGAGAACCGTCTCGCCTTCGTTGGTATAAGTGCGGATCAAGTACTCCATCAAGGCGACCGGTTTTTGAGTCGGGTGGATCGGTCTTCCCTCAGAAGGGAACTCAAGAATAGAACGCGGATAGTTTGTCCACTCTTGGAAATTTTCGACCCCGCTTTTGCCGAAGTTGTCTCCGTTGCTCCCGCGCCGGGTGATTTTCCCATGAGGCTTTAGCCCTTGCGGAAAATAGTTGTGTGGGGCATCAGAAAACACCAGTATATCTTCGTGGATTTTCATTGGCATCCGTTTGGCGTTGAGATGCCCAGTTGCCGAGGACTTCGCCCACACCCATGAGTATTTTAGCGCATCGGCATTTGATGCTCCAAGAGTGCTCGTAAACGGCTGGCTTGCCGTGAGCACGATGGCTGCATTTTTCTTGCACACGCGACGGTATTGCTCCCAGAGTGGGACAAAAGGAATCACTGTGTCCCATTTGCAGGCAGTCGTTCCATAAGGCAGATCAGCCATCACCATGTCCACGCTGCCGGTTTCGATTTCCTGCATGCGCTCAAGGCATTCGCCAAGCATAAGTTGAATGCTCATCCCCAGAAGTCCTGATTTTCTTTGTTCTTTTCTCCTGCTTTGACCAGCGCGTCCACGAAGGCTTTGCCGACATCCACGTTGTCACACCACCACACGTCACAGCCTTGCTTCTTGAGCAAGTTCATCTCGTGCTCCTGCGCTTTCGTGGGACTTTCGCCGCCACGCTTAATTTCGAGGAATCCCACCGCGCCACCTAAGGCGATGATGAGTCGGTCGGGCACTGACCGCTGGTTGGGGCTGGTGAACTTGCGGACGTAGCATCCAAGCTGCTTGGCGTAGTCGCAGATTTTCTTCTCGATTTCCTTTTCGAGAGGCTTGCGTGTTTTTGGTTTCGGCAGTCGCGGCATAGTCGGAGGGGTGCGTCTAAGGGTTCAACGGTGATTTGTTTTTGACAGGAGGGGCAGGTGAAGGCGCTCATGACAGGTCGAAGCAGCGCCTTTTTGATATGGCGATCAGGTGATTGGCTTGGTAGATGGCATCATCCAAAGCATTGTGCGCGGTGCCGACAGAAGGAACGGTCACTTTGGGAAACAAGTTCTTCACCGTGCGGTAGCAGCGATTGCCGGTAAACTTCCAAGGCACTCCAAGCTCTGCTGCACGATACGCTTCTTCAAGCAGCACGTTGTCGAAGTCAGAGCCGTTGCCCCATACGCGGATAACGTCGGCACCGCAAAAATCGGTAAAAGCCAAGAGTGCTTCACGCAGACTTTCTGTGCCTAAGAATGCAGCTTCGCGAGCTTCTGGAGACTGCTTGCTCCACCATTCAACGGTGGAAGGGTCGCTGGAAAGACCGTTAGCGGATGAGTCAGCTTCGCAGATGGCGCGATAAAACTTTTTGCCGACTCCCAGCTTGCTGAACTTCACCGCTCCAATGGTCAGCACAATGCTACCAGGTCGAGTGCCGAGGGTTTCAAGGTCGATCATGATGTGCTGGGTGGTCATAGACTATTTGGTGTAATAGGGGACAACTGCTCCACTGGTGCTCACTGGTAGCCCGTCACACCATGCTGGCACGTCTTCAAGGCATCGTTGAAACTCCTCTAGGCTTTGGTGGGGTCCGTCGAATGCCGCCAAGGCTTCATCGTGGATCAACGAGTAAATGCGGTACCCTTTGGCGGCGGCTTTGAGGGTGCCATTTGCCATGATGTCGAAGGCGATTGCCTGGCAGGCATTTTCCGTGGCCTTCCCTCCGTATAGGCTGACATGCCCCCATTTGGTGGACTTGGCACCAGTGGGGCCGGGGATCTGCCCATAGTAGGACAGCGAGGTCTTAGTGTACTCCTTGCCAGTCTTTTTGCTTTTGGCCTGCACCTCGGAAATCTTGGGATCACGGTAGGCCAGCTTCCGGCCAGACGGTAGGCGCATGAACAAGTAGTGAGCACCAGCGGCACGGGCGCAGACGAAGGACAGCTTGCCCACCTCGAAGATTTGGCCCGGCATCTTCACTGCTCGGATGGCTGCACGTTCGCAGGCATGCCAGAAGTCGGCGATCATGGGGTTGGCTGCTCGCCACTTTTCAACGATAGGTGTCAACTCGTCCTGTGTCAGCCCCATGTCGAGAGCGCCAAACTTGACCAGTGCGCCCTCTGCTCCTTGGTACCCACAATTGTGAACCAATACGCCGGACACCGTGAAGCGGTTACGCGGGCCACAGTTCATGATGTCATATACCCGAGTTCGATGAGTCGGCCTCGGATCACACGCCAGTTCTTGCGCTTGTTGACCACTGCTTCCTTCGCGGACTCGATCACCTCCTCTGTGCTCTGCATTGACGATAGCCGGTGAACCGAAGTATGGAAGGAGTAGGGGCTTTTGGTCCGGCACCACTCGTACCATTCCGCAGTCATCTTTGTGCGTCTGGCGTTGAGATTCTGCATGGAGCGAGTGGCATATCGCAGGTTTCCCGGCTCGTAATGCCCATCGTTGTTGATGCGATCCAATTCTCGACCTCGGTGTAACCCCAGATTTTCTTGAACCCATATGCTGCCTTCCAGCACGGTGCTGAAACGAAACTCGATTCCTCTTCCACCGTAGTTGTAGAAATTGGGAGTCCTCGGGTTGTTGCATCTTTGTTCCATTGCCGACACTCTGCTGTGCAGCCATGCGGGAGTACGCCTCGGCTGGGAACAACGCTGGCAGCCTTTGGAAAGGCCGCGTTGCAGGCTCGACCAGTTTTGCCAAGACACCCTCCCGCACCCTTGGCACTCGGTTTGCACTTGGCACTCTTGCCAATTGGGTTTCACGTACACTCTCAACGGGGACACCACTTTTACCCATCCAAACACCGTGCCCACTTGGTCGGGTTTGGTGCAAGTGTTTACCCCGACGGGCTGCGTCAATGAACTGCATTTGCCCTGCTTCTGTGAATACGATGTGATCTTCCGTAGCGGTGAGGTTTTCATAAGTCAGGACTTCCCTGATACCCTGATACACTACACCTTGGTGACTGACAAATGAAATCCCATCCCACACCTTCATCTCCAACGTGACCTGCTCAATCGGCACCAGCCCTTGGTCGGTGGTGACAAGCTGGCCTTCCGCGATGCACGCAAGCTCGGCCACCTTCCCAGTCTTGCGCATCGGGTGATGCTTACCGTGCTTGGCCTTGTAATCCTCAAACTCCTGCATTGGGATGCCGAACATCTGGCTGGCGGACATCTCGTAAATCTTCTTGTGGGTGCGAAACACCTCAAGTCGCCACTCCTCCCCCGCCAGCCAGGCCAAGATCATCGCCTCAATAGCGGTGTAGTCGGCGGATAGCATTGGACCTTGTTTGTCCTGAATGAAGTGACGGATGCAGTTGGCGAGGATGGAAAAGATCGGGCGACCATACCACCATTCGAGTTCTTCCTTGCTCTCCCCATGGCACAGGTCGGCGTACATTTTGCCAGTGAGTGACTCGGCCCATTCCTCGGGGGACTTGAAGTTCTGCGGCTGATGCAGCTTGCCGCTCCAGCGCATCGTCGAGGCACCGTGAAATTCCAGAGATCCACGGAGGTAGTTGTCATCTGGGCCTACGCAATCCAGCATGGTGCGGATCTTCTTCACCGAGGCAAAACCTATCTTCCGCATCAGTTCAATCGCCTGCCGAGCCTTTTCTTGGCCCGACTGCACCAGGGTATCGACGATAGCTTCCAAGGTATCGCCCTGCAAGTTGTCCAGGGTCAGGCCTTTGGCGTTGATCCAGGCTTTCACCTTGGCGCTCTGCGTGGGGTTGAGTCCGGTAAGTTCGCGAAACTGGGCAAAGGCAGGGCCGGTTTCCTTTTCAATCATGGCGTCTGCCTTGCGTAGCGCGTCGAGGTTAAGGGGCATACCCCGGCAGTTCATCTCAATGCTCTCCAAGAAGATGTCGAGCACCCAACCACGCATCTCAAACGGTTTGAGCGGCTCCAGCATGTCGCTTTCTACCAACGTGTCTTGGCGGCAGTACTCGGCGAAGGATTTGAACGAGGTCGAGTCTTGGCGCGGGTGGATAAACTCGTTGGTTTCCTCCTGCGGGATGCAGAACTTCTTGATCAGGCGGCTACCCGCAGAGTCCTTCTGCTGTGGCATACCGAGAGCCTCCGCCGCTTTGGCAAGAGATGCCGGGATATTGGCACGTCGGACAAGGACCATGGTGCAGCGCCAGCGTCTGCGGTTGGGTAGCGGGAAACCGTATAGGCGGCACAGAACGTGCTCGGTGATGGCGATCTCGAACAGCACGTTGAAAGCGTTGAGCGGCTCGTCGGACTCCATGGCTTCGGTGAGTAGTTCTTTCGCGCCGGGGTCGCTGGCGACACCCCCAAACACGTCGCCGTGGGTTTCGTACTGCGGAGGAATCCACACCAGCACCGGGCCTTTGTCCTTGCGGATGGAGACGCACAGGACATCGGTGCTCTGGTCTTTGGCGTATCGAAAAGTGCCGACGTTGCCCAGGTCTGCCCTGCTCTTGGTTTCGTAGTCTATGGAAAACGGCATGGCGTTGCAGAAAATGGTCGGGTGTGCTTATTCTGACTTTTGATTTTACACTATTAGTCAACCTCGTATTGACCAACCAGGACAGCGATCCCTGGATTTCCCGAAGGTGTTTAGAAAATGGAGCAGGCCACGGTTATGAACCATTCGTTTGGCGCATGAAACGCCTTTATCTCTGGAAAGACCTGCGTTTGAAAGAAGTGTGCATTTTTACTCCTCAGGCCGGACGATTCAGGATGCTCCTTTACACTACAAGAATGCACAAACTCGGCTGGACTCGCACCAGCGCCTTCCGGTGATTTGGATGACCTTCTCCCCGCCACCTCCGCGTTTCCGTCACTCAATCACCGGCGAGGGTTATTATTGTGCGCGGGGAGGCAGGGAGAGGCCAAAGTGGTTACATGTCGTCGATGTCCACGGCAGCCTTGGACTTCCCGGCTGGGGCAGTCTCATCGTCGGCGTCGAGGTCAACACCGGCAAAGTCGGACTCAGCATCGACAGGTGCTTCGCCAAACGGTTCGCCGTGTTTGTCAAAGATGACCACGCGGGCCTCGGCGTTGATGCGCTTGCCGAAGTCGTTGTCCTGTGCCCAGAAGCGCACGCTGACCTTCACATAGCAGCCAGCGTAGGGGTAGTGCGACTCTTCAGGGCGAATGTCTTGAAAGGCTTTGTCCTTGACCGCAGGTGGACCTTTGGACACCGAACGGTTGGCACTGATGTACATCACATCATCACCGTAGCCAGCTTTGTCGGCTTTGTCTTCGCCCTCGTGCAGAGCAATGCCCATGAGCACCACCTTCTCGGCTTTGGGGTTGGACTGGTTGACCAGTGGTTCCTTGCGACCTTTGACCATGACGATCTTGCCCGTCCACTCGGCTTTTTCAGCGGCGACACGCTTGATGATTTCCCAAGCCTTCTCGATGTCCTTGGCACCGGTCTGCTTGTCGATGATGACGCTCCAGCCGAAACCGGTGGACTTGTCCTCCTCGCCAGGTTTGGGGTTCTTCATGCGCTTCTGCTCGGCGGCTAGGCGCTGCTTCTCGTTGATTACTGGGAAGCTGAAACGGCCACTGAAAGTGCCGACGTTGGGATCTCTTGCGGGTGCTGGGGTGCTCATGCTATGCGGTTTTGCGGGTTCTCGGTTTCTAGTTTGCTGCGTTATGCAGTAGGTTGAATCTCCACACTATTGGCGGGGAGTCAAATTTTATTCGGACAAATCGACCCCAGCGAAGTCGCTGGTCAGGTCGTTCTCGTACGGTGCGCGTGGGTCATTCTCGGGCACCGCGATGGGTTGGCCGGGCGGCTTGATAATGAGACGTTGCATCTCAATCATCTTCTCGCCCTTCATATCCTTGGTGAGCTTCTCGGCCACAGCGGGAGTGATGACATCTGATGGTGGGTACACGTCGTCGTAGGGCAGCTTCAGACTGAGCAGCAGTTTGCCCGCTGCGTCTGGGTCAGACCACTTGCGATGACCGCCGCGACTGAGCACCAGCTTGACTCCTGGGAGCTTATTGCCGGAAAGCATGCGCCCGTTGACGAATTTCTCCAGTGCCTTGATAAAGTCGGTGAGCTTGTCGCGGTGGTTGAACAACTGGACGAGGCGTTCGTCCGGCATGGCGGAGACGGCGGGCAGGTCTTTGTCCGGCACGGCTTCCACCACGTCCCTGAAGTCATCGAGCAGGGAGTTGTTGTAGGCTTCACAGATCACATCTGCTCGGCACCACTTGCAAATCTTCGGCCCGCATTTGAACACGCCGGTATCCCCGCGCAGGATTGTCTGCGCTTTCGGAGTGATCGCTTCGTCAGTGAACTTTTTGAGTTCGCCCCAGGTCGTCGTCCAGGTGGTGTGGTCTTTCTCCAATCGCGGCTGAAAGATGGTCGCGGTCACGGGGAACTCGTCGGGCAGTGGGCCATACCAGAAGCCATCGAACATGTCTTCGATCAAGCTGCGGGCGTAGATCGCCATTTGCAGGTTGCGCTCGGAGTCCACTGGGTCGTAGCCGTATTTGTAGTCCACCAGATGCACGCCGGTCTTGGTCAACGCGTGAAAGTCCACGGTGCCGCGCTCACTGGGCAGGTAATACAGCGGTGCCCGATACTCGGCACCCCAGCGGATCACGTCACGCTTTGGCCCCATCACTTCGTGGCAGAACTCGGCGTACGCTTTGCCGTGGCGCAGCATCTCCTTGCTGGCCCAGCTTGGTGCAGGTTTGCCCAGCAATAGATACTCGGCAACCGTGTGGGCTTTGGTGCCCTCCATGGCAGCCGGGCCGGACTTGTCGGGTGGCAAGCGATGCTCGTTGGCTTTGACAAAAGCGAGTGCCGCCGTGCATTCGGTCCAGGTGTGGGCTTTGGACGGGGAAAGGCGGGAGTGTTCGGGGATGGGAGCGGGGGAGGTCATTTGTTCAGGGCGGCGATGAGTGCGTCTGCGTGCTTTACGGCGTCAAGAGCGATTTCGTCAAACCCTGCGCAGGATTCGTTGGCACAAAGGCCCTGCATGGCCGCAGCCGCAAAATACTCGCGTTTGGTGAGTCCTGACAAAGTGGGATATTCACGTTGAATTTTGGGGGCAAAAGCTGGAGCGATAGGCTGGGTTTTCATAATTGCGTACCCCAAAAGCCGCTGCCCCTCATCGGAGCAACGGCTGATTCGGTTCAGTTGGCGAGGAAATTAAAAGGGGCCAAAGTCGTCGGGGTCCGTGTCCACGGCACCGAGGGCGATGGACTTGGCGTGGATGTCGGCACGATTCTCTTCGGCGATCTCGGCCATGGTGTTGTGCCCGAACTTCTTCACGAAGTAGTCCTTGAGCTTCAGCTTGGCGTCATTGGTCAGCGTCTTCACGGTGGCCTTTAGACGGTCTTCGCTGATGACCTGAAGGTCGGCAGCGGGTTCAGGCTCGGGAGCCGGTTCAGGCTCGGGAGCCGGTGCCGGGGCAGCCTTGGGGGCTTTGGCAGGCTTGGCGGCCTTCTCAGCAGGTGCGGGCGACTCGGGTTGCGCTTCCGTGCGACTGCCACAAGCGCCAGCCTTGGCGGCGGTGTTGCGGTCGATGGCTTCGACGATTTTGTTGACGAGGGGTTCAAAGATAGGCCAGAGGAGGTCTTTCATGGGTGTTGTGGTTTGGGTGTGTTGCGTTTCATCCTTCATCTGCGTTGGCTGGTGAAGGATGGAAAGTCAAAAGGCATGCCTCGGATGACGCAGTTATTTGCGTGGTTGTAGAGCCGAAGCAGTTCGGGCTGTTGCTGGCAGAGGTAGAGCAGCTTTTTCTGGGAAGCAAGACCGCGTGAATATTCACGGGCATCATCCGAGCGGTCGAAGTACCAGTCGTGTACTTCGAGCAGGGCGATGAAGTCAGCGTCGGTCACGACAGCAGCACCCCCAGACGGTCAAACGCTGCATTCCAGTCCTGCGCCACCACGACAAACCGGCGTCCTGGTGCAAGTTGTTCAGGGGTGATCACGAACACGCGGTTAGGCGTGGTACGGCGAGCCGGGCGCGTAGGTTTGAAAGCCCAAGCGGGCCACGCTCCGCCGTGCTGACGGACGAAGGCTTTGATAGGGACGAGTGCGGGGTTGGGAGGCATGTTCAAAGCATGGATGAATTTTTAGACCTCTGCAACAACAATTCGACAGGATTTTCGCCGTTGAGGCGATCAGGGCGTGCCCACACGGACTGACGCACGGTGCCGATCATGTGCTTGCCGAATGTCTGGAACCCAGCGTTGCGCAGTGCGTGTGCCAGGCGGGCTTGGGTGAGTCCCTTCAGGCCGTTGATGTCAAGGGCACTGCGCAGAGTGGTGAAGGCCACCACGTCATTGCCGATGAGCGGGCTGTTGCCCTCTTCCCAGGCTTCGGTGATAGCGGCGGTCACTTCGTCGCTGGTGTCGGACACCATCTCCTGCAAATAGGTGGTGGCGGGGGCCGGGCCGGACGGTTTGAAGTTCGACGAGATGGTGTGGTTCTCGAAAAAATGCCTATAACCCCCCGCGTGGGTGGCGTGTGACTCAGCGAACCGAGCGAAGTACTCAGGGTCTTTGTCCACGATAGCGCGGATTTGCTCTTTGTGCTGGAGCGCGGACTTCACCACCCACCAGCGGCGGCTGTCTTCCCCTACCACAATGGCGTCGTGATGGTTGGTGAACGCGAGGTAGTTAGTGCGGTTCTGCACGTTGCGAGTGTTCTTGGCCCGCTCATTCACCGGCACGAAGTCGTTGGTGATCGGCTCCTTTAGAGTGTTCATCACCTCGTGACGGTTGACCCCGGCGACACGCAACTCCTCGATGCACACCACTTGACTGCCGAAGGCCCACTCGTTCCACCCCTTTTTGATGGTGTCGCTGTTGACGATCTTTGTGTTGTCGTTGCCGAGGGCAGCGCGGAGGCTGTAAAAGATGAGAGTCTTGCCGCAGCCTTCACCACCTTGGAGCAATAGTGCATGGCGGAGCTTGCTGCCGGGGTACTGCACGTTGTAAGCCATCCAGTCAAGTAGGTGCGTGCGGTAGTGCGGCTCGGCGATGAGGTTGGAAAGCTGCTCGCACATCAGGTCTTCGACGTAGCTGGCGAGCGCGGGGTCGGCTTCGCGATAACTGCGACGGTAGATGTTGACGTAGAGCTTGCCGTCCTCGCGCACGATGATGTCCTCCGGTGCTGCCGGGTTGTAGGTCACGTCGTCAACAGTCTGGCACTTGAGGTGGTTGAGCAGGTAAAGCGACGGCAGAAACTTGGGCGTGCCCAGCGTGTGCTCGTTTACATCTTTGTCCATCGCTTGCAACTCCTCTGCGGTGGGCAGCAGTTTGCGCGAGAAAACGCTGTCGAGCGCAATGCGTTTGTACTCTTGGCGGGTGCGGTGGCGTAGGAAGGTGTCGGTGGCTGCCACATAGACGAAGCCCAGCGACCATGGCGGATGGATCACTTCAGAGGCTTCGTGCTTCTTCACAATGAGAGCTTCC